TATAACTATCACATTCCTGCGGAATGAAACACCCTCATAGTCGAGAAGATACTAATCCTCTCAACTATGAGGGCGTTGCTTTTATTCAAGCAGTTCCAAAGGCGGGCTATCCGGGTCTGGCATCTTATATGTACCATACCTGCCGAAGCATTACTGCCGCCAGTTCCAGAGTACTACCACGCCGCCGACCACCTGCGGTATCATAAAAATCACAAATCCACCGATCAGCATTTGAAGTGCTTCCATTCCTTGCGACTGATGCATGAGGTACGAAAGAATCGCCGTTGCCAATAGCACACTGCCCAGCAGATAGAAAATCCATGCCGAACAATGATGCAGGAATACCACAAACCACTTTGCCAGCCATACAGCAAGGATCAGCGGCAGGGTTATCATCACCAACATCAATTTTAACAGCCATCGAATCGCTTTCATAGTGTCCTCTTTCCGACTGGTCCGTTGCCCATGTTATAACACACTCTTTGATGTTCCAACATGGGCAACCCAGTCCTATCTCAAATTCAGCCTGTATGCAGTGCCTTTACAGTATCCTGTATGCTCTGCTCGTATTTGAACCGTACCACAATGCGCCCTCCATCATGCACAAAGACATTTTCAATAAAAGCCGACACCATACCTGCCGTGAGCCTCGTACCGTGCAGGAAATTCTCTGCCTGCTCTGCCGCTGCACGCACAGTTCCCGGCACAGCACTCCGAGTGGATTCCACTCCTTTTTCTAGTTCTATTTTTTCTTCTACCTCTGAAATTCGTCTATCACACTCCTGCTTTTTCTGCTTGTAGGTATCCAACGGGAGTGTTCCTGCTGCATATTCTTCATACATCCGCATCTTCTCTCCCTTTAGATTTTTTAATTCCTGCTCCATCAGAGTTTTTCGGCGGCTTGCCTTTTTGCTGGCCTCTTTCAAATCCTGTTCTTCTTTTTGAATATCACCATAAAGGGAATCCAGCAGAGAGAGTTCCTTTTTCAGTGCCTGAAAGACGGCACTTTCAATATCACTGACCTGAAATATCTCAGATGTGCATTGGGTCTGCCCAACCAGTTCCAAGCCCTCTCTGCACCAAAATGTCGGCACAACCTGTTTGAAATTGTGCGCCATCACTCGCCTGCAATTTCCGCAGCGGACTTTTCCTTTCAGTGGGAAGTCCACACCGCCCATCAACACTTTATGGCTGTTGCTCTTTATGACAAGCTGCGCCTTTTCAAATTCTTCCCGGCCGACGATTGCTTCATGGGTTCCCTCTGTAATAAACTGCTGTCCTTTGGGGACTGTTCGGACAATGCTTTTGCCAGAAATCAGAGTTTTGGTTTTGCCCAAAACCATCGCCCCGGTGTACACATACGCCGTGAGGATTTTCCAAACGCGAGAACTGTCCCACAGAATCACTGGGGCAATGGTATAGGTCGTTTCTTTGCCATACGCCTTATTTTCTTTGTTATATACGCTCGGCACAGGAACATTTTCGTCATTGAGCATCATCGCTATCTCTCGCGTTCCCAATCCTAAAATCGCAAGATCAAAAATGCGCCGCACGATTTTTGCTGCTGGCGGGTCAACGATAAATGCGCCCTTTTTGTCCGGGTCAAACTGATAGCCGAACGGTGCAGCAGATGCCGTTGTGATGCCTTTACGCCACTTGACCTGATTGGCAGTCCGCAGTTTCTTTCCTGCATCCCGGCAGTACATGGTATTTACCAGATTACTGACAATCACATCCATGCCCAGCGTTGTACCTTTATAATTATTGCTGTCATAGTTATCATTGATGGCAATGAGCCGGACACCCAACAGGGGAAAAATCTGCTCCATGTACTCACCCACACCGATATAATCACGGCCAAAACGGGAAAGGTCTTTCACGATGATGGTATCAATCTTGCCATTGCGTACACCATCCATCATCTGCTGGAATCCAGGTCTGTCAAAATTGCTGCCTGTGTAGCCATCATCTACAAAATCCATCACAGGCACATTTTGCAGACTTTCTTTGCAGGAGATATACCGTTGGATTAGTTCTTTCTGGTTCTCAATGCTGTTGCTCTTATCCTTGCCATCTTTGCCCAAATCGCCATCAGCCCTTGAAATGCGCTGATACGCTGCAATCATGTTTCTGCACTCTCCTTTCCAAGTTCTGTAAACACATCCCGAAATCCGAAAACAATCCGAATCCGCTTGTCCGCACTCACTTCGATTTTCTGCACAAGGGATTTTACCAACTGAATGTCAAATTCAAAGTTGTCCAGATGTTCTTCCAAATGAGAAGTCATATTCAGGTATTCTTCGATTTGCTGTTCTACCTGAACTTTTTTGTTCTCCGCTTCCTGCAACGCGGCTCGCAGGCCATCATATTGTCTGGAATAATCTTCCCGAATCAGTTGGTAATCTTCGGAATCCACCACACCAGCCACATAGTCCGCATAAAGCTGTTCCCGCTTCTTGGCCATCTGGCTGACTCTATCGGTCAGGCTCATAATTTCACCCTTTGCCCGGTAGACGGGATTCTGCACATCCTCGATTTTCTGCAATTCTTCCAGCACCTCCCGTTTATCGCACAGCTGGACAATGAACAAATGCAGCTGATCCATTATCAGGGCTTTCAGCAGTTTTTCTGGAATCTGGTGGCCGATGCACTTATCGTCAGCCTGCCTCGCTTTGCAAATGTAGTAGCAGACCTTTTTACTTTCTTCTGCTCCATGCGGCAGTCGCTCAAACTCCATTGGTCTGCCGCAATCTGCGCAGAATACCATTCCGGCAAGGTCGTTCTGGTACTCACTGCGAATCTGCTCCGACTTTGCTCTTACGGTATTGAATACCTTTCGATTCTTGTCCAAGATTTTTTGCACCTTTTCAAAATCATCCCTTGCGATAATGGCCGGATGTGTGTTCTTTGCCACATACCACTGTTCTTTGGGAAGGTCGTGCTTGTCCTGTCCTGCGAATAACTTCTGCGTACTTTTATTGTTGATAGTATCGCCCACATAGGTTTGATTTTCCAGAATGTGCCGAATCGTGGTTACGCCCCACTTTTTACAGAAAGTCACTTCTTTACCCTCAACAATTTTCCTATGCCACTCCCGTGGAGTCGGAACCTGCAACAACGTCATTCGTCGAGCGATTTCAAAAATTGGTACGCCCATCAGTTCCCACTGGAAAATTAACTGCACATAAAATGCCGCTTCCGGGTCAATTTCATTACGCTTTGTCATGGGGTTCCGAATATAGCCATACGGAGCATCGTTTCCGACAGCATAGCCTGCTTCTTTTTTGCGCTGCAAGGAAGTCCATATCTTTTTGGATATGTCTTTCGCGTACATCGCGTTGACCATATTCCGAATTGGGAGAGCCAGACTTTCCATATCCTCTTTGCGGTTACTGTCAAAGTTGTCGGTAACTGCAATCAGCCGGACCCCCAGAAACGGGAACACTGTTTCGATATAATACCCCGCTTCTAAATAGTTACGACCAAAGCGTGAAAGGTCTTTCACCACAATGCACTTGATTTTCTTCTGCCGCACATCGTTCATCAGGCGGGTAAATGCAGGCCGCTTAAAATTTGTTCCCGTAAATCCATTGTCGAAGTAGGTGTCCACATAGCTCAGTTCCCTGCTGCGGTTGATATAGTCCTGCACCAGTGCGATCTGCGTTTCCATGCTCTCTTCTGTTTCTTCATCCTCAACAGAAAGCCGTCCATAGATTGCCGCAGGCATTTTTGCTTCTTCCAGTTCCGGGAGCAGCACAGAAGCTGCCGCCTGTTCCGGCTGCGGGAGATTTTTTCTACTCTTTCGTGCCACTGTCTGTACCCTCCACTTCTATCCGACTAAGCATCTGTTTCCATTCATCCGTTTTCATGGTCAGGCTGATTTCTGCCTGTTCATCGTCCAATAATGTGACTGTGACCTGTTCGATGTACTTTTTGACAAAATTACGGTCAAGTTCCTCCGGGGTCTTATACTGTGCCATCTGCTGAATCCACGGATTGCGCAGGCTCAACGCCCGTTCCCATACCAGCGTATCTTCCATAATTGCCGTAAGCCGCTCATTCAGTTTCCGATGCGCTTCTTCATAGTCCTTCAGTTCCGCATGGTACTGTTCTTCGGTGATTTCATTTGCCATATAACTTTCATACAGCGGCACACGGCGAAACTGTTCCATATTCAGTTCGGCCAGAACGGACTTCATCTGCACCGACTTTTCAGCTCGGACTACCTCGATTGCTTTCCTGCCTGCTCCCTGCTGAATCGCTGCAGTCAGCTTTTCTTCTTCCTGATGTTCCAG